CTTATTTCTGTGTTTTTTATTATCTTCATCAGCTAATTCTCCTGCAATTGCTGAGTATCCCACCATATCAATGTATGTATCGGAACTCGGATTTCCAAATTTTGCTCTCGCTACCTTTAATAATAACATGAGGATAGCAACATCATGTGCAGATAAAGGATGGTCTAAATAAGCAGACCAGAGACGAGCAATGTTTTCATGATTCTCTTTTTTATTTCCGTACTCGTGTTGTCTTTTTCCGCTCAATAATTTTAAAGCGGTCTTTAAGTTTTCTTCTATCTTTACTGCCATGTATTTTCTCCACTAAATTATTTAATTCTTTTTTTGTTCTTACAGGATCTAAATCCGCCAAGTCACACACTAGATCAAATGCATCCTGCTCATTTTCAAACCATTCCCACGCACTTAAGTGAGCTTTTCTGTCCTCCTTTCCGCCGCCCATATATATCAAGTCTTGCAACAATTGATCCAAGGTCGCCCGCCAAAGACGGACATGGGTTTTCGCCTCTTGCCATTTATCGTCAAAAGGTTTTGCCGTAAAAAAATTTGGTCGCTTCACTATTCATCAGCTTTTGTGCTCTTTGAGAACTTGGCTAATGTTTTCCATGCACCTTCATTAGTGTATATGGAGCCTAGAAATGCTAAACCTTTTTCCATTTCAGGTTGCAAAGCATGATGAGCATGCATGGTATCATGTATAAGTCCTTTGACTTTTATATTATTTTTAAATGATAACCACGACACATCATAAGTTTGATTCTGTGCGACCTTAATTATGTTTTCGTTTTCTAATAAATCTTTAACCCATGCCCATGCTTTAACCTCATCCTTGGGTGACCAATAATTTTTAAAATGTGGGTTGGGCATCCAAAACGGTACAACAATAGCGTGTCTTAAAGAGGGGGCAAATCCAATACACCTAGTCTGCCCTTCCGCTGTTTCTATATCGAAAGATAAAGGATTAAGTTCACCGCATGGATCTATATACTTATCTTTGAACGTATACAAATCATCTATGGTTGGTTCAATCCATAACTTTCTATCTATGTAATTAATACTTTTAATTTCTGATTCTCTTTTAGCTTTTTTAAAATCTGAAAAAAGATGTGCTCTAAAATCATAATTCTTTGCCACTGTATGCGAAGGATAAGTAGTTATTATTTTAAATTCTCTATTTAAATGAGGGGAGTTGGAAGGTATGATAGCGCCACGATATGTTTTAACTTTGTCAAATCCTGTCAACGCCCACAATGAAACGCCTCCCATTGCTATAATGACATTGGGATTTGTTTCATTGAGTTCATCGTACAAACGTTGTAAGTCTTGCTCCATCTCCTGCTTGAGGTAACCAGAGGTGGTATTTGGATAGGAGGAGCGCCACTCACTCTCTTTGCACAAAGCCTTATATTCAGATCTCTTGTGAAAAAAATTTTGTAAATTATCTTGCGCAGGTTTTAATTGAAAGGTGTGGGTGAGCATGCAATCTTCTATTTGTATCCCTGCCATTCTACAAATTTTATTAATAATAAAATCTCCTGCAAGTATTTTATTTAAACGTACCTCATTGGAAGAAGGGAAGTCCATCACGATAGCGATCTTCGCCCCTTCTTTTAACTGAGATGAAACACGTCTTCTTACAGCATACTCACCCATGATATATTAATTCTTAGCCAATATCCTAGATACTGAAGCTTGCAATATATCTTTATTGCGCCCAACCATTTCGTGCTTAACGATACCACTAAACGATTGACCGATAGTCTGCTCAAGCATTTCCCCAAAAGAATTACCACTCATACCGAGTGTCTTTGTCAGAAAAGCTTTAAGCGAAATGACAGGATTGCCCTGTCTAAGTGCTTTCTTGGTTGCCCAAAATTCCAACCGAGTGCCGTCACAGTTCTCTAGATCTGCATCAGTGATATCAGATTCCAGAACTGCTTGTGCTTTACAGTTGAGACGCACAATTTGGTTTTGATTTTCACCAACTCTGTCCGTGCGATAGCTTGTGATAACAAAATCATAACTACCCTCAGGCAGAGTGATTGTATCAGCAATATCTTCTGGATTCATTGCTAAAAAGTCAGTAACATCAGCCATTATTTGCCTCCTGTCTTGATGTTGATTACATTATCCTTATTGGATAATCTTTGTCGAGCATTTTTTTGAATCGAATCAAACAATTTCGCAAGATCCAACACAGTATTAGGCTCAATTAATTTTGGAGCCGTTACCTTTAGATCCATGCGGTGATCCGACACTGTGCGTAAAGTTCTCTCGACACCTTTACTAGAACTTCTAGTATCTATTCTGCATACACAGTTAAAATATCTACCAATTTTAGTAGATAATTTTGAACCGACACTAGTTGGATATGCTTTCGACACACCCATGTCACCTTCCATGTATTGCATATGTGTTGTCACTACCACATTACACGGAACTTCTGAACCCGTTAGGTATTGAATGATGTGCTGGACATCACGCGCGGCTGTTCCCCATTCGGGTTGACTAGCTTGATCGGTCGGCTTCTTGTTATTAAATACAAGTGCCCCCCTTAAAGCCGCTTCACCCATCAAGGTTAAACTATCGATAACCAACACATCTTTAGATGTCCATTTACCAACAGGTCCAAACTCTTCTTCCTTATCTTTCCAATTGGAAATAAGGTTAACCCCTTTACGAAAAGCGTCCGCTTTTCCTATCGGGTCTTTCAACGTAACATAACTAACCTTGTCTACTGCATCAGGTTTTAGAAATTCTGGAAGAATAGCCAAGCCGTCATCATAATCCAAGATACGTAAATTATATCCTGCATTGGCTAATGCCGCTAATGAAGCCGTCTTTCCAGAACCACTATCTCCTACGAGTAACAGTTTAGTTACATCAGTTGATATATGATCTTTAATACTTGCCATGTTTTTGTCTCCTATAATTTTCATAGTCTATCATAAATAAAATAATTGTCAACAACTATTTTCTTCGTACCTTTAATCCTAAACGGATACGCCTACGATTGCGTCTCTTTTGTGAGCCGACCTTACGCCTGCCCTTATGTCCTTTTCTTTTTAAGTCTGCCTTACTCATCTTCATCCTCCATAAGATTCATCCATTCTTCACGCGGTCCGTGATAATATACTTTCGTTTTTTCATATGGATACATCAACGCCTCTTGCCAATACCATTGTGAATAAAATGGAAGGAAACTATCCCAATTTTTTTCTGCCTGGTTCTGTTCTTTTTTCATTCTAAATCCTTACATTTTATCGGGTCTTTTACTTTATTGCAATAAAATTCCCGCGCTTTATTTTTGTTTGACTTCATTTTGCTTTGTTGTTTCTTTAATATCTTTTCCTTCTTTGTTGAATTAGGATCATCTTCCAAAACAGTATCAATAACTTTAGCCGTTTCTTTTGCAACCATAAAGGCACACCCATTTAAACTGAATATAAATAATAGTAAGATTATTATTCTCATTTAAATAGGATAGTTTCCATAGCCATGTGAATTGATAGTCTCTTTGCATGGTACACAGAAACGTTGATAAGAAGAATAGAACTCAAATTCATTTTCACATGTGTTACATTTACGCTTTCCTACTATTATTCTTTCTGACATACGAGGTCGTCGTCGCGGCTTTGCATATTTGGAATCAGATGGAGGAGTGTACCCTTCAGACACTTTCAATCGATAAAGTTTGCCAAGAATGGAATTTTTTTTCAATCCCATTATGGTAACAATCTCACAAGGTCGCTTGTCTTTACTTAATCTTTTTAATTCCTCTACTTTTTCTTTACTCCATGCTTTGAAACCATTCATTTATTTTTCCTCGCTTCCTCTAAATTTATTACATTGTCCACCACTAAATCAGCGTGAAGTTCCTTTATAAAATCCTCATTTAATATAATTTTTCTGTGATCGGGAGATTCCGCACACACTTCTCTAAATTTACATCCACCATAATTTCCGCACGATGTAAAGTTCGCGGGATAATATTCGTTAA